GAAAGATTTCAAGAGTTTCATTTTGGGCATATGTTCTGGAATAAAATATCAGCGATTATTGCAATGTGTACGCTGATAATGACGATAAGTATAAAATATGAATTTAATCCTATTGTATTTATAATTCTTGCTGTTCCTGTTGGTGTATTTATTATATGGTTAACAGGATATTTTATGAATAAAGCAGGTATTCGCAGAGAATTTATGAATGCACAATTTAAAGACGTAGAGGTAAAATGAAGAAGTGGTTTGTTTTTGTTGTGTTTATTCTCTATACCATATCTCTTGGTGTTCTTTTCATTAGTGCTATATTGGAGGGTTCTTGAAAGTATCAGTAATAATACCAGTATATAACGAAGAAGAAACAATAGAAGAGGTTGTGAAAAAGGTCTGTAACCAAACAATAGATGGATATTTTGTTTCCAGTATTTATGTTGTTGATGATGGTTCTACTGATGGTACAGGTAACATACTTATGAGACTATATGAGCGATATAAACTTTTCGATATTTTAACAACTGAAGAACATGAAAATTACGGTAAAGGACATGCTATACGACTTGGGTTACAATATACAACAGGTGATATAATAATAATTCAAGATGCTGACTTAGAATACAGTCCTGAAGAATATCCCAAACTACTTAAACCAATATTAGACGGTAAAGCAGATGTGGTATATGGTACTCGGTTTGGTGGTGACGTTAGACGAGTTGGTATGTTCTGGCATACATTGGGTAATAAATTTTTAACAATGTTATCAAATATGTTTACTAATTTAAACCTGACAGACATGGAAACTTGCTATAAGGTGTTTAGGAAAGATGTACTGAATAACGTACAATTAAAAGAAAACAGGTTTGGATTTGAACCTGAGTTTACAGCAAAGGTAAAACGTAAAAGAATATACGAAGTACCAATATCCTATGATGGTAGAAGTTACAAAGAAGGTAAAAAGATAGGCTGGAAAGATGGATTCGTAGCAATTTGGTGTATATTAAAATATAATTTGTGGAGTAAATAATGCAAAAGTTTTTCTTAATATTATTAATTATATCTGCTTTTTATGCAAGGTTTCAGAAGATAGATAGATACCTTTGGACTGATGAAGCACAGTATGCTATAATGATAGACGGTGTAGGGGAGACTAGAAATATAGTCCCATTATTTATAAGTAAACTACAAGCACCTGATACGATACAGCAGTTAAGACATCCATTTATATTCTTCTCTGTTATGTCTGTATTAGCTGTTTGGTTTGTATTAAAAGATAAAAGGAATGCTTTAATTGTCGCATCGGTGTTAGCACTTGCTCCCATCTTTGTTTATTGGGGAACTATGGCTCGTCCGTACGGGGTAGCGTTGTTTTTCTTGGTACTTGGATGGCGTTATCCCGTTTTTTATCTACTTGCTATATTCACTACACCATACGCTTTGCTTGGGATAAATTTATGGAGAATAAAAGAAAGATGGATATATTATCTTATTCTTTTAGTAATTGCTGTTATTTATTATTACTCATTAAATGTAAGTAATTATAGTCATTTTAACATGGGGTTTTTATTAAATGCAAAAAGATTATGGATTATACCTTTGTGTAGTCTCATGCTTCATAGTGCTGATTTTAACCTGGAACGATTACAAGGGTTATTCATCTATGTTAAGCGATTGGGAAGGGATCGAGTGTGATTGGGCAACCAATTCCACTTCAGCTAGATATTATTCTGGCAAAAAAGTTAAAAGATATAGGGCTAAATACTATAATGAATTTGTACAGGATTTAGTTGAAAAGAGGAAGTTAACTGTAGGGATAGATTATTATGCCTTAATGTATGTATGTAAAGATATAATACCATTACAAGTAATACAAGAACATGGTGCAGAATTATCACAAGGTAAAGTATTTGTATATGAAGTATTTCTTCAAGATTCTACTTTATATTGGAGGGCTAAATGATAAGTGTAGTAATGATAGACAGTCGGAGCAAGATTCATTCAGATTGGGTGCAGATAGCGGTTAGTTCTGTTAAGAACCAAACGGTTAAATGTGAATTAATTGTAGTAAATAATACTGACAGGAAGAAATCTATTGGTAAATGCTTTAACGAGGGCGTGAAACAATCTGCGGGTGAATGGGTATTCTTCTTGGGTGATGATGATTATATTACTGATGATTATTTAGCCACGATAGAGTATAATATAAAGAAACATTCAAAGTTAAATATGGTTGCAATAGCTACCTTTATGACCGTATTTGATAATGAAAAAGACGAGGCATTAAAACGAGCACCTACGGGAGCAATAAAAAGAGAATACCTTTTAAAGCATCCCTTTAACGAAGAATTAGAGAAAGGTGTTGACAGGGAATGGTTTGACAATATGGCTGGAAGAGGAGATTTACAGGTTGTTATTCCTTACCATTTTGGCTATTATTATAGACAGCATGATGATTACAGTTGTGCAGCACCAGTTCACATGCAGACAGAACAAAAGGATATTTATATAGTAGCAGTTTCACCACAGTTTATTGATCCGATTGCTGAAAGATTAATAGATAAAGGTAAATCGGTTTACATAGAAACAGGTGGATTTCAGCCTCAATATGCTGAGAACGCTAAAGTGATCTGGTCTGATTGGGGCAATGCGGATGCTTTAAAGATAGCAAACTTTAAATGCAAGGCTAAAAAGATTTTAAGAATACATGCATGGGAAGTATTCTTTCAAATTATTCACCATATAGACTTTGATGCTTTTGATAAAATTGTATTTGTAGCAGATCATATTAAAGAGTATTTAGAAGAAAGACATGGCAGGAAGTTGGAAAATGCAGTAGTAATACCTAATGGTGTGGTAATGGATGATTGGCACATACCTTGGGGAAAGAAACAAAACAATAAAATTGCAATGGCTGGGAACATAGCAGAAGGCAAGGGAACTCAATTATTACTATTTATCGCCAAACATCTCCCCAATTACGAGTTTCATATTTGTGGTAAGTTTGCACAGGAAGATGTATATCAGTATTTTATGGAGAAGAAACCTGATAATGTATATTTAGATTCATGGCAGTATGATTTGAATGATTGGTTTAAGGATAAAACGTACATTATAAGTCCAAGTATTAGAGAATCACAACACATGGCGGTAATGGAAGGTATGGCAGCAGGATTGAAACCACTCTTGTTTGATTGGATAGGTGCTAAGGATATATATAAACCAGAATGGGTGTGGAGTGATATTAAAAGTCTTGACCGAATACTAACCAATGGCTATGAACCACGTAAATATAGAAAGTTTATAGAAGAAAACTATAACTTTGAAGATAAATATAAACAAATTGAGGAATTAATATTATGAAACGTAAAAACTTTTTAAAATAATTTCCCACCACATAACCTCCTAATAAACAAACGTATATACACGGTTAAATTCAATGTATATACGTTTTTTTTGTAAAAATCAAGGATATAGACTTGACAAGATAACTTCAATGTTGTATATTCCCCCACATGGTGTCGAAAAATCATACACAAATATTCTGGATTGACGAAAAAGGCAACAAATTAGATGCTAATGGTGTCGAAGAAACGGACACTTCCCAGACACATACTACTGTTATATATAACCATATATTAAAAAAGCATGATCTTCCAGAAATAACGCAAAAATCTTTTAATGAAAAGGGTATTCCATATTCATACGAAGTAGATGGGATTGAGCGTGATGTGTTAGAGAATAAAATAGATGCCAGAGATTATGCTATTAGAGACATGGATTGGATAAGGGTTTGTATTAATGGATATAATTTCATACAGCTAAGAAACCTAACGTCATCCGCTAAAGAACGTCTATTATTAAATGTTCCACCAGGAGCATATGATATAGAAACCATAAATAAGTTCTATCCGCAAACACGGTTAGAAGAAATCATTTATTAATTCATGGAGGTAATTCATGTCGTGGACAAAGAATACGATACAAAGAGGGAGTAAATCCTATATCGTAGCCACAGAAACTTTAACGGTGGCAACTTCTGATGCCGCAGGTGAAGACCTTACATCGACCGTAATAAACTGGCTACCACCTGGTCAAGACTTTGTTGTTTTGAGTAACACAGGTGCTACTAGCTTGTCATCTGACGCCGATGTAGATGTGCATACGTGCGCCACATCTGGTGGTACTTATGTAGTATTAAAGGCCGATCTTGAAGCAGCACTGACCAATTCTATTCATTCTGCATTATATGATATTTCATCTAATGGAGAAGCACCTTTCTACAAAATAGTTGTAGATTCCGATGGTGTACAGAAGAAAACCGATACGGTTTCTTTTGCTGTTATAAGTCCTGTGGTTTAATTTATAGGGGCTGAAAAATGCCCCTGTATTATTATGAATAAAGACAATGTAAAACAAATAAATTTAAGTTACCCAGGTAATCATCGAGCATTGCCTAAACAATCCTTACTTCACGATATGAAGAATGGGAGCAAGTTTAAATGCAAGGGATTAAAGGGATCGTATGCTTCGGGGAAAACTTATTGGGGTGTGGCAGAATCTATTATTCAATTATGCGAGAGCCCGAATAATATAGGTTTGTGGGGACGTTTAACTATGGATGAAATACGGAGAACCCTCCTTCCTGTATTTTATGAAATGTGTCCCAAGGAACTGATTGTATCTCAGAATAAAAACGAACAATACATTGAGGTTCTAAACGTGGCTGCTAGGACAGATCAAACTTCCAAGCTGTTTTATATAGCATTAGACGATTCTAAGGGTGCAAAAGATAAAATAAAATCTATGAATTTGGGCTTCGCATTTGTTGATCAGTTAGAAGAAGTAACGGAGGATATTTTCTTTGCTATCAAGGGTAGGTTGAGAAATCCAAACGGACGAAGACAGTTTTTATTCTCAGCTAATCCAGAGGGACATAATTGGGTTTGGAAGCGATGGGTAAAAGAGAAACAGCGTTATAGAACAGAAAAGATGATAGATATAAATGCATGGAGTAAAGAAGCACCTGTTCCCACTCTTGAAATGGCTGAAGCGAAAGCAAAGGAACTAAACATTGATACAGGAGAAGTTTTAATTAATCATTTTCCTGAGTATTTACAATATACAGACAATCCATATTTACCAATGGATTACCTTATTGATATGCTTTCATGGCCTGATAATTTAAAAAACAGGTATGTATTTGGTTCAGATGATGCTTTTGAGGGATTAATGTACCCTGAGTATGATGAGAAATTTCACATGATACCAACAGTGCCTTTATCTGACAAGAACTTAGTAAGAGTAATTGCAATGGATTACGGTAAAAGAAATCCAACTTGTGTTTTATTTATGGACATAGATGCCTATGGTAATGTATATCTTGTAGATGAAATATATTTTCCCGAAATGCCTGTAGGGCAAATTAAGTTATTAATTAGAGCTAAAAATAAAGATAAAAAAGTTAAAGCATTTGTGGCTGATCCTTCAATATGGAGACAAATGGAAGCAGGGCAACCGTCTGTTGGAGATTTATTTCTTAGTAGAGAAGATGAGTCAGGATGGTCAATTAATTGGCAAAAAGCAAACAATGAAAAGAACTATGGCTGGAATACAGTCCGCACTTATCTTAAACCTGATCATACTGGTAATACACCGAATGTTTATTTTATAAGAGATAAAACTCCGAATACGATTGAAGAAATAATGGATTACCGATATAAGGATATGGCTCAATCGTTAAATGTTTCAAGAATGAAAAACTTACCAGAAGAAGCAAGAAAGTGGAAAGATCATGCTATGGATGCTAAACGCTACGGATTGGTTTGGATTAAAGACCATAGAATAAAAGCAGACTATAGAATGGATTCACGTATGAAAAAATTATTAAAAGAAATAACAAATTTTAGTCACAAAAATAGTGAAATAAGACCTGGAATGGTGAGATAATGGCAGAAGGAAAACAAGCAAATCAACATTTATTAGAACGATTTGAATATGCAAGTGATAAAAAAGGACAGTTTTTTGACAAGTCTTGTGAGAATGCATATAAATATTATAATGGTACGGGTCATTGGCTAGCAGGTGAAATAGAAAAACTTGAAGGTGAAGATAGACTTCCGACTAAACTTAATTTTATATTTAAGATATTAAATACCATTAGTGGAAATGAACGTCAAAACAGGAATGATCTTCACATATTTCCTATGGAAAATGGTGACGTTGATATGTCTAATATTCTTAATTTTTTATTTAAGTATGTTAAGAAAAATAATAACTTAGATTGGCTTTCGTCTGATGTTGCAATGGATAGTTTTTTAACGGGTCAGGGTTGGTATAAAAACTATATTGAAATAGATGAACTATTTAAACCAGAAATTAAGATTAAAAAAAGATCACCTAAACTCATGTACTTTGATCCAGATTCTATCACTTATGATCTGAGTGATGCTAAGGATGTTTTTGAAGCGGTGTGGCAAAGTAAAGATAGATTAAAACAACAATACCCTAAATTAAAAAGAGAAATTGATAGTTGGTATAGTGATAAAAATATTTCAGAAAGAGATTTATATGTAGATGAAAAGAAAGATATGGTCAGGGTAATTGATGCAGAATATAAAGTTTACGAAAGAAAGCCCTTTTGGTTTGATGGTACAAACTTAAGCGAAGAACCAGGAAAGGGTAAAAAAATATATCATACAATTGAAAAGGTTAAATTTAAACGCTTTTTCGGAGATGTTGTTTTAGAAGAAATGGAAGACCCTTATGGGTGTGGTGGTTTTTCTTATACTCCTTTATTTCCATATTTTGTCAATGGACAAGGTGTTAGTATTTTTGAACAAATTGTAGATGTTCAAGATATTATAAACAAATCACATTCACAGTTTATGGATGCTTTAAACAGGCAATTAGGTGTTGGTGTACTTTATGAAGAAGGTGCAGTTGAGGATGAAGACGTTTTTGTAGATTTTAGAAGTGGTGGTATTGGTAAAGTTCCAGCAGGGGCTATCTCTGGTGGTAAAATAAAATTAACCGATCCACCTGAATATCCAGCAGCACATGCCAAAACCGTAACAGATGCCATTACTTTAATGAAAGAAGTAGTTGGTATTACTGAGGTGTTTGAGGGATTTGCACCAGGAAGAATTGAGTCTGGTCTTGGTGTACAAATATTGAAACGTCAATCAGGATTGGTGTTTGAACAACCTACTGATAATATTAGAATGACTCAAATAAATATGGGACGTAAGATATTAAACCAAATACGTAAGTTCTGGTCAACTGATAAGATTACAAGGATTGTTGGAGAAGATGGTAATTATAATGACATTGCTATTGAAAGTGGTGAGATAAGAACATCTGAAGTTGATAAAAACACAGGGGATATAAAGAACATAAAAACACTTCCGAATAATTTAAAAGAAGGAAAATATGATTTTGTAATTGATGTGAATCAACCATCGGTTACAGCAAGACAATATAATTTATTATTAGGAATAGAAATATTTAAGACAGTACCCGATCCAAGATTAATTCCGTTATTAGTAGATATGACAGATTTTCCACATAAAGATGAATGGATAGCTACGTTAACACAGGCGGTAGAGGAACAGGGCATAGATGCTGGTGGTGATTCGGGACAGTTAAATGCATTATTACAACAGAATCAGGGGGAAAATGTCTAATTTACCCGAAATGGTTACACTAACCAGAAGCATGCCATCAAGGGCAGCACAAAACATGGTAACGGCTGCTGTTGCCTGGAAGCTATGGGAAATATGTATGAAGGAAAAACCATATTTAACAGAATGCTTTCAGGATAAAAATGGTAAAGATGTTTGGACAGTAGAAAGACAATTTTGGCTACAACATAAAAGAGCATTTCAACGAATGGGATTTTTACCTCCTACCGTTGGTGATATGAAACAGGAATTTTAATTAACGTAGAAAGGGTTTTATGAGCAACGAAAAAACAATTGACGAACGTATCTCAGAATTACCTGATGATGTCAAAAGTACAAAGTTACCCGAAGAAGGTTTGCCGAAAGAATTTGAGAAATTTGCGGGGAAACCCATAACAGAAGTTCTCAAAGTCGCATTAGAGTCACAGGCGAATTATACTAAGGGGCAACAAGACAAAGCAACTGCTGAAAGATTGGTTGAGGAATTAACAGGTTCTAAGCAAACTCTTGAAAAAACTCTCAAAGAATTACAGGAAAAGTCTACACCTGAACCAGAACCCGAACCTGAAAGCGATGATGAATATGAATACATGACAAAGGGAGAATTTAAGAAATTGATGGCTGAACTTAATAAACCAAAAGAGGACGGTGAAAAACCTCTAACTCAAGCACAAGTTGTTGAAACTGTCAAGATGCAAACTACTATTGATAGGTTTTCAGAAAAACATCCAGAACTCGATGAAGCGGATTTAAATTCTATTATACAATTCGGCATTGCAAAAGGTGCTAAAAACCTGAATGAAGCATTTGACCTATATTCTGACTTGGCTAAAAAATTAGGATATGATAAGGAAGGTAAATCAGAAACCCATATCATACCAAGCCAACAAGAAGGTCATGAGAAAGAATCGGAGGCGAATAGAACGAGATTTTCTGACATTGTATCGTCAGCAAATAAGTCCCGTTTGGGTTCAATGATTACTCCGGTTAAAGGATAGCGTCAAGCTATCGGAACTGGTTACTCTCCAATAATCTCAGGACTGGATTAAGACCAACAATTCCAAACATTAAAAAAACTAAAGTAATTAAATTGGAAGGAGAGTAATTATGGCTTACTCAACAGGCAGTAAAGATACTGCGAATGCTACAAGCGATAGGAGAAATTATGACCTAATTGGTGAATCAATTCACGAAATATGGCCACATGAAGCTCCGTTTCAGGTATTTTTAAACAAGTTATCAAAAGAACCAACCATTGATCCTAAACCAACTAAGTTAGTCCATGAGGCTGGCTGGGTTGATAAGGTGTTTTATTTTGCAGCAGATATTTCAGCAGAGACAAATGCTGCTGTGGAAGCAACAAAAGGTGGTAGTGATAATGTTGGTTATTTGATTCCAGGTATGGTATGTCGTGTAAAAGCGACAGGTGGTGCGAGTCCAGCAGATGTTATTATACTTATTCAAACCGTTGATAATCAGCAACAAATAGATTTCGATACGGTTTCTGGCACTTACGCTAACATTAACGATCAAGATCAAGTACAGGTTATTAGTACAGGGTTTGCACGTGGTACTGATAAGGCAACTGCTACTTACGATACGGTAAGTACAGAGTTTTCTTATACTCAGATATTTAAAACTGTTGTTGATGTTACTGGAACAATGAAGGCAACTGAATTGTTTGGTGGTTCAGAATATAACAGATTAATGTCTGATAAAGCTCGTGAGCATAAGATTGAAATCGAGCGTCAGTATGTACTTGGTAAGATCAGTTCAACATTGGTTGATGCCAGTGCTAATACTGTGTATCTATCAGAAGGTATGCTGGGTTATATTGAGGGTAATAGTACAAATATTTTCACGAATACTTATGCTAACTATCCTTGGGATGATTTTGTAGATGACATGGAAACTTGGTACAATAAGGGTGGAAATCGTTCTACAAATGAAAAACTCTTTTTAGCTGGTTCTTCTGTAGTTTCTCATTTCTCTAAAATCGGAGAAGGAAAATTATGGGCTGATGCAACAGTTAATATGAGTATTGGCGAAGCTGCTCCAGGATTAAAGGTTTATTCAATTAACCATCCTTGGGGAACTTTAAATGTTGTGCATGAACCTGTATTGCGTGGTGATTCAACTAACGCTTTCTATAAGGATTATGCAATTGGAGTTGATATGGATAATGTATTTCACATGCCTCTTGCTGGTAATGGAGAGAATCGTGATACTCATATTGTCTATGATCTTCAAACATCATACGATAAGACTATTCATCAATATCTAACTGAATCTGCGTTGTTACCGATAAACTACAAGACACATGCATTGATGAAGTTTAGTTAAAAACTGAACAAAGGGGTAGTTAATTCTACCCCTGTTTTATGGTGAATTTTATAGCAGCTTTGATAACTGGTGAAACCAAAAATTGTCAAAATAAAATGAAACCAACAAAGAAAGGGAAGTAATGTACACTTTTATTAATCGTTATACCGAACATCCAGTTCGTTTGCATTATGTTAAAAAAGATGATAGCGGAGATAAACAAGAAGTTAATACACGAATTGTTTTTAGAAACGCTATTTTCCAGACGGAAGATGATGCGATAGCACAGGCTTTAAGAACCCATCCCTATTTCGGAACAGATTGGTTCGAGAAGGAAAACATTAAAGAAAAAGCAAACTCGTTTCGTCATGCAGAAGATCAGGATTTGTATAATCGTTTAAATAGTTTATCATATCCTCAATTAAAGAATGTTGCATTTGAGAAGAAAATTGCTCAATACAAAGAAACACATGATGGTAAAAAATCATTAAACAAAATGAAAAAAGAAGAATTAATTCTTTTAATGATGGAAAAAAGACACAATTTAGGTGAGTATTTTATGGAGTAAAGTATGGCACTTTCAAGTATTTCGCAAGCTACATTACTTGCTGATTTAAGATTAAGATTAAGGGAGGCATCGGCAAGCGTTTGGACTGATGCTGAATTACAAAGTTATTTAAACGTAGCTCAATATGAGACAGCAGTAAAACTAAATGGTATCTCTGACGTTTGGTATGGTACGGTTAGTTCTCAAACATCTGATACGAATGAGGAAGGCGTTCAAACAATTGATCTTTCTTCTCTATCAATATTAAAGATTATTAAAGTTATTTTTAATACAGATACCAGTTTAAGCCCAAATGTACTTGAGAATATTCCGATAAAATCTTTTAACGATTTACACGGTTATCGATTAAATTCTTATTATTCTACATCTAAAACAGTTTGTTCTGTTTTTGGTGAAAAATTATATTTAAGCAGTGATCTTTCTTTGTCTGCTACAAAAATACTCTATATCTATTATTATAGGAAGCCAACAGAGATGGATGGTAGTAATGGATTAGATGTACCTCCTGAATATCAAGATTTAGTTCTAATGTTCGCAACAGCAAAAGCGTATGAGAAATTAGATCAGCCACAAAGGAAAGATCAAATTGAGAATGAGATCAAGTCAAAGATCAAAGAAATTAAACAATCATTTTTAGAAGGTGACTCGAATGACATTAGCCCAGTTAAGAAGTCGGACAAAAATAGGAATTAAAGATTTAGACGAAGGGGATTCTTCTGATGAATTAATAGATGCTATTATAAATGAGGGATTACGTGAAATGGCAAGGGAAACCTTGTTGCTGGATGGCTATGATTCTTCTCTTACTTATTCATCTCCTGGATTTACTTTACCTACCGATTTTATAAAAGCACGTGATTTACAGTGGAAAACTTCTAATAATGTATATACTAAGATTGAGCCAACTTCTATTGATCATGTTTATGTTAAAAGAGATATTTCTTCTTCGGATAATTCTGTAGCAAAACTTTACGCTATTGAACGGGGGAAAATTGTATTAGATACAACCACTTCAAGCTCATCTAATCTAATTCTTTATTATTTCAAATATGACACGGCATTAAGTTCAGGTAGCAGTTCTCCCTCTTTTGATAGTGAGTTCCATAAATATTTAATTAATTATACTATATGGCAATTAACGGGTAGAGATGTTGATAGGCAGTTATGGGAACGTGGATTAAAAGTAATGTTACAGACTAAAACAAAATCAAGCGGTAAACGAATGAGATATAAGGTAATATAAATGCCAAAATTTAGAATTAAAGATTGGTTGGGCGGTTTAATCACCGATAATGATGATATAGACATGCCCCAAAATTCTTCACAAAAGCTGATGAATTGGATAGTAAGACCTGGTAAGATTACTCGCAGAAAAGCATGTGTTAATTTTATAACAGCAGGATTAACTGCCGTGAAATCTTTTGCCGAGTTTAAGTTGTTTGGTGCTTCTGGTGAAGAAAGATTTATGGTAGTTAAGGATGGTGCTGGTTTCGAAAAACATGATTATTCTGGTGGGTCTTATTCTATAGGAAGTATAACTGATGGTTATGGTGGTACGGTTGCTGCTGGTGATTTTGCATATTTTAAATCAATTAACAATAATGTACGAGCTGGAATCTGGAGTGGTTGGAAAGATACGGCTGCCACAGCATGGTGGTTAGGTTATATTGATAGAGATTATTTTAAGGATGCTTATCAGCCTCCGGGTGGTTGGTTTGCTGAAGATGCGAAGTTAACACCACCTACAAATGGTATATATGCATTAACTAAACCTGGTACACGTGCAAGAACCTATACCCTTGCGGAAGACGATGATTATAGGGTACGTGTGACTTATGAATATGATGGGTATCAGGAAAGTTGGTATAAGGACAATACTACTACAAGTCAAGACAATGTTGAAATAACAGGCAATGATGAAGATTATATAAGCATAGATTTTACTTTACCAACAACTTTAAATAAAAGAATTACGGCACTCAATGTTTATGTAGCACGTGCAGAAGATAAGGACATTAAACCATATACAGCATATTATCATGTAGGTCGAATACCTATAAATAATGCTAATTGGGTATTTGATGATCCTGATTATGATATAAGTTTAAGGATAAGACGAGAAGATGCTGGTACTTTTCCTGTTGGTTATGTCAGTTCTCTTGATAATTTTACCACTATATTATTAAATGATTTTGTTGAAGAACTTTATTTAAAGAACAATGCTATTACAAGCGTACTCGGATTTGATTTACATGGATACACTAATTCAGCATGGATTAATCAAAGGAATTTTGTAATTAGACCTGCTTTAAGTTATAATATTGATGATTTACCATACGATGAAAGACAAACTGTTTTATTTAGTCAGTCAGATAAACCTGATTGTTTCCATGTAAATGTTGATTATATGGATTTTTCAACAAGAGAAGGTGATCCGTGTACTGGATTGGCTGAATTGTGGGGAAACTTAATTGTATTTAAAGAAAGAAATATGTTTAAGGTTCGATTTAATAACTCAGGAAATTCCCTGTCTTGGGAAATTGATGAACACTTTCAAAAAGTGGGAATGATTGCACCTAATTCATTGGCTGTCGGTGATGGGAAGTTATTTTTCTTAGGACAAGATAATGTATATATGTTTGATGGTAGTAAGGCTGTTTCAATTACTAAGGACAGAATTAAAGATGAGTTAATTGCTTATGTTGATACTAGTGAGGGTGATTTTAGTAATTACGAACATATTTATGGTGAATATGATCCTATTAATAAATTGTATTATTTAATGATTGTTCCTGATGCTAATTATGCCCATTGTTATGTTTATGACGTAGATGCAGATAGTTGGAGATACCAATATTATAGTGATACAGATTACTTACCAGAATCTTTATCTTTAGGTGTTGACTATGATCTATTAAGTAATACAGCAACTACAAAAATATTCAAAGTCGATTCAGCTCTTACTGCTGGGGAAGAAGATATAGATGTCGAATATGAATCTCAATTTTTTACATTAGATGATAATCCTTTTAGGCAGAAGCGAATAAAACAACTGAAGGTATTAAGTGAGAATAATCATACGTTTTCAATGAGCATATATAAAGATGGTTCAAGTAGTGCTTCTTATACAGATACAATTGGAGTGCAATCAATAAGAGATGTGACCTTTAATGAGACATCTTTAAGCGGGAGAGCTTTTAAGGTTGAGATAGTAACCACAGGCAGAGATTTACTACCAACAAATACTTTAGAAATAAGTGAAATAGAAATAGATTATGATTTACTGGATGAACGATGAATAAGCCATTTAAAAGTGAAAATGGTGAAATGAACAAGTTGATTGATTGGGTTATTGGTAACTTTCATTCAAATAAAGAAAACATTAAAACAAGTGGATTTCTAACAATTGGTAATTGGCAATTTAGAGAAAATGGTAACGACTTAGAATTATATCACTTTGAAAAAGGTGACTGGTATCTTAAGGACGAGTGGACTAATCTATGAGAAAAGATGTAAGATACAAAAGATCAGCAGACACCGATGGTGGAATTGGGCATAGTTCTTCACACGAAGATGGTGGAAGTGATGAAATAAGCATAGAAGGGCTAAGTGGTACACCGGTAGTTAACCATGATGATTTGACTGGATTTGTAACCAAAGAACATTTTCCAATTGATGTACAGGCTGCTGCTCCAACGCCACAACAGGCAGGACATTTGTGGTATGATACTGATAGCGTTGGGGCTAACGTAATATTTACTACAACAAGAATTATAAATACTGATTCACCATATACTGTTTTATCTACAGATCATGTAATTTTTGCAGATACAGATGCAGGGGCAATCACAATAAACCTACCTGCTGGAATAGATGGTAGGGAATATAAAATAATAAATTGTGGAAGTAATGATGTAACTTTAACACCAAATGGAGCTGAACTATTAAATGGTTCAAATGCTTCAATGGCTTTTGGGGCTGGTGTTATTGTTGTAACTTACGAAACCACAGAAGGATGGTGGTAATGTTTAAATATATAATGTTCACATTAATGTTAACTATCTGTCTTTCTGCACAGAGTAGATTTGATGAGATGACCATTAAAGGTTCACAAGATACAGTAATGGCACAAGATGCATCTACGCTCGCCACTACCGTAATTTCATATGAACATCACGAAGTACATTCAGGGAGTATGTATTCAGTCCAGGTCTTAAATCCTGATTTAGATAATGGCGATACCTTGAATATTGCCTTTACTACTCCAAACACAACTAAGTGGTTTCACATGCTTATTTTGGTAGATAATTCTTCTGAATCAAGATTAGAACTTCACGAAGCTCCAACGGTGACAAATGGTAGCGGTGATACATTAGTGGTTTATAATCATAATAGAAATTCAGTAAAAACAAGTACAATGTTAAGTATAGATGCTTCGGCAATATCAGCGAGAGCTTCGGGAAATGTTGCTACAACAGTAGCAGGAACAATATTATATAGTGAACAAATTGGTTCAGGTAGGAATAAGATTGCAGGTGAATCAAGGGCAATTAATGAATGGATATTAGATCAGAATGCAACTTATTGTGTAATGTTAATTGGTTTAGCAGATAATGGGAGTGCTAATGTACTTTTGAATTGGTACGAACACACGGATAAAAAATAATGGCAGTTTTAAATGTATATGATGGATCAGATTGGCAAAATTGTAATAAACTAAAGGTTTGGGATGGTAGTCAATGGCAGGATATTACAAAACTTTATATGTGGGATGGAGATGAATGGCAATATGTAATAAATGGAGAGAACGAAGCCTTTTTGACTTTTCCATATACTTTTGCGGAATAATAATATGATAAAAATAATACTAACATATTTAATATTAATAGGAACTGTGTTTTCACAGTCTTATGTAACAATACCTGATAAAAATGCGACTGATCAATTGACTTCTTCAGAGTTTAATCAGATACTCGATGCTATTAAAGATGGGACATTAAGTATTAATACAACATCTATTACGGTTGGTGGTACGAATTACACTGTATTTATGTTGCCCTCTGCCATGAGAGATTCTATTAATGCTTATTTAGGTGATTCATTGGGAGTACAAATACAGGCATATGATGCAACCTTGTCTGATATAGCCGATGGAACGATTGCGGAAGATTTAGTTAATACTGCAAATCCTTGGGCTGACAATGAAGTTGCTGACAATATTACAGCAACCAGTTATGTTTTATTGACAGCCGTTGATGATAGTGTAGAAGCTAACGCATATTATGCGGGAGGGACTGACGTTGCTGATGCAGATGTGGCTGATGATATTACTTTAACCAATCTATCTCAAGTAAGTGATGCAGAAGAAGCAGTAGAAGATTACTCAGGAGGTATGTTCACTGGTAATACAGAGACAAGATGTACTGTAACATATCAGGATGCTGACGGTACTGTAGATGTAGTTGTTGATGATTTAGATACTGATACAAATCTTTCAGAAGAAGAAGTAGAAGATTTTGTAGGTGGCATGTTGGGTGGAACTGAAACTGGCATATCTGTTACTTACGAAGATGCAAGTAACGATATAGACTTTGTAGTAAGTGTTGCGGATGCACAAGTAGCCGATAATATTACATTGACAAATTTATCTCAAGTATCAGATGCAGAGGAAGCGGTTGAGGATTATGCGGGAGGAATGTTTACAGGTAATACTGAAACAGGAATCTCTGTAACGTATCAAGATGCTGATGGAACTGTTGATTTTGTAGTAAGTGTAGTAGATTCTTCTTTTGGCAGAGTTGAAACAGATACGCTTGCAGGTCAAACTGGAAATACTATAGTTTTAGAAGATACGTTAAAGGTGAGTGCCGCAAGTCTTGACAGTCTTACTATTGGTGGAGAATGGATTACAAAAATAATTAAAATCGGAACACATACAGCTATTATATTTACTGGTGCTGATACCATGTGGTGTGCTTCTGATACAACGGGGTTTTAATATGATAAAAATTTTATTAATAGTTTTATTGCCTTTTATTGTCTTGTCTCAAACTCAAATTTGTGACGAAGATTTTGAAGGAGTTACACCCGGGGAGATTCCACGTTATGATCCTACTGGTAGCGGTGAAATAAGCGAATGTGCAAGAACTTTATATACACATGAAGGTCTTGCTCCTGCCGACA